ACCCTTGAACCCGTCAACCATCCAATCAACCGCGCGCCCGATCCCGCTGACAACCATACCCTCGATTGCGTCTGCATATGCTTTCACGGCCTTTTCGGCTTCGGTCATTTCAATGGCCAGTTCTTCAATGTTGCCAGCAGCTTTGCCCGATGCGACGCCGGTTCCTGCAACATGTTGTTCAAGGTCGGACACTTCGACGGCCAATTGCTTGACAATTTTGGACGCTTCAATCTTGACGGCGTTGCCCTTGCCGACGCGGCGGTTTAATTCTGCCTCAGCTTCGTTAAGTGCGTTTGCAGCCTCTATCGCCGAACGATGCGCGGCTTCAAGTCGTGCCTGTCCGGGGTTTACCATCCCTGGAAGGAACGCGTCCTCTACTGACGACTGTGTAAATGCAGCCTGTGCGTTGGCCTTGGCTAACTCAAGCTGTGCGCGGGCGGCCTCAAATGCACTACTGGCAAGCGAAAGGTTGTCGTTTGCCAGCGCGACGGTTGCGGCAGACGTGGCAGGTAAGTCAGATGTAGCAAGCAGCCCCAACTCAATTCCCAGTTCAGATGCAGCCAACGCGCTGCCGTCCATTGCAGTAGATGCTGTGTTGCCATTGTTGCGAAAAACAACAAATGCAGCCGCGGCTGCACCAAGAATACCCCATACAACACCTAGCGGTCCGCCAAGCGCTATTACAGCCAGCCTTGCAATATTTACTGCCCCTGTGAAAACGCCTGTTGCAATGGCCGCTGCCGACATGCCGCCAGTCATTGCAAGAAGCCCCGCCACCGCTCCGGGAATAGCTGTGCCAACAAGGCCCGCAATCGCGACGACAACATAATCGATGTTATCAGCCGCAAGTTTTGCGATGCCAGCGACAGATTCAACAGCAGGCACAAGGATAGTTAGCGCGGCAGACCCGAGATTTAACATCAAAACATGCAATTGGCCCATTGCCACGCGCAACCGTTGCGCGTCGTCGTCGGCCATAAGGCCAAAGGCCGTTGCAGTCGCCCCGGCCTTTGTCCCCATGTCCCCGAGGATGTCCGCGAGGAACCTGCCCGCTGCGCCCGAGAGCGACAGGGCGACAGTCGTCGCCTCAACCGATCCGAACAGGGTTTGCATCGCCTCGGAGCTGCCACCTGTCTTGCGCGTCACATCGGCCATGAACTCTGAAAAGCCAACCGCCTGCAACCCGGCAGCATTAAAATCAATACCAAGCTCTTTTGCCAGATCGGATGCCTGCTTTGACGGACCAAGAACCGCAGTCATTGCAGCCCGCATACCGGTCACAGCCTCAGTTGTCGCAATACCGCTTTTGGTAAGCGCAGCAATGGTGGCCGCAGTTTCATCAAAGGTGACGCCCAAGTTTTGTGACAATGGCAGGACCTTACCAAGGCTAGACGCAAGTTCACCGATTGTGGTTTTACCTGCTTTCATCGCAACAAACAGCGCATCGCTTGCGTCCGCAGCAAGCAGCCCCTCCGAAGCATAAATGTTGGTTGCCGTGGTCAAAATGTCGACCGCAGTCGTGACGGATGTTATACCGCCAATGGCCAGTTGGTTGGCGGTGTCCAGCAACTCTGTGGCTTGTGCCGCTGATCCAGCACCTGCGGAGATGGCTTGATAGAAGCCTTGCGCCTGCGCAGTTGCCGTTCCGCCGTAGGTTGCGGTCAGGTCTTTTGACGCCTGTGTAACGATAGCCATCTCGGCGGCATTGCCATTCAGCAGGGTCGAGGTCTCTGCCAGTGCCGAGCCGAAGGCCAGTTGGTTGCTAATGGTAGTGACCATCGCAGCCCCTATTGCAGCGACCGACACGGCTGCGGCTGCCATGGCAACAGCGGCACTAGCCGCACCTCGGGCCATGCTGCCGATTGTACTCGTCGCACCAGTGGCCGAACGGCTCGCCCCGTCACCGGATCGGGCAAACTTGTCCAGATCATCGCTGGCCGTCCGCACGGGTCGGCTGTCAACCTGTAGTCCGACCGATGCCATGTCATCCATGCGGCTTACTCCCGGAACGGCTGTGGCGTGTTTTTGCCATTCGACTCAAACAATTCACTTGCATAAACCCCGCTCATTTTTTGCAGCCATTGCGCTTCGTCGCCATCAAACTTCAGCCCCACATTTGCGGCCCACGCCTGAATTTCTAAATGGGACAGGGCCACCGGCCCCATCCCGCCTTGCATTGTTGGCCCGACATCCATCAGCCATTCCGCAAGATAAGCACGAAATGGCAGTTCAGGAAAGTCAGGTTCTTCATTTGCTTGCTCCAAAAAACTCCAACGCGTCTGCTTTATGTCCTTTGGCTGTGCACATAACCAAGCGTGCTGTCGTGCCCAGAGACAAAGCGCCTCTAGGCTTGTGCGAAAAAATTGGCCCGGTCATTCAAGAACTCAGTCACTTCGTCCAATATTGACGGATATTTGCGATAGATCGCAAACGCCGCTTCTTCCGAAAACTCCACAGGCTTCCCGTCAAGGCTCAGGTTTTCCCAGCCGATGGTCGCATCAACGGCGGTCTGAATAATTCCCTCTTGCCCTTCATCGATCAGCGCACCAATTTGCGCCTCGGTCATTTTGGCGAAGTCCATCTTGCCGCCGCGCCGCTTCAGGATGCTGGTTGCGCGCTTGCGGGCTTTGGCCTTTGCCGCAGGGGCGTCAGGGCCGAGCAGGTTGAGGCGCATGGGCTTGGACGCGTCGGGCGTGCCGTCCTTGCCTGTAACGTATGCCGGCGCGTCTGTGCGGAGGTTTGTGAGGTGCAGCCAAGCGCCATTTTCTGATGCTGATACTGAGTCGAAACAATCCATGGTTTATATCCTTTGGTTTAGGTTAAATTCGGGGGGTGCGGTAAACCACGCCTCACCCCCCTAGCCTGCGGGAGTTGCAGGATTACGACGCGGCGACTTCCACATCGGCGCGCGTGAACTCGATATTGCAGCTTGCCATGTTGACCGACCCGACCGACTGGCCGCGCGGGAATGACATGACCTTGCCCATGATGTAACGGATCGTGCCGTCGCTGCGGGTTTCGCGAAAGCTGATTTCGTCCTTAGACGCCAGCGCGGCAAGCAAGATGATCTGGCCAGCATTGGCAGAGTCGTAGCCAAGCGGAACCGTGATCGAGCCATAATTCAGTTCGCCGTGGAATTTGTTCACGATGCCGGTTTTCAGCGGGGTAAACGTGACCGCAGAATATGCCGCGCCAAACTCGGGAATTTCGGACGCCTCTCCCACCTCGGTCCACGACAGCGCGACGTATCCGGCTGCGTCGAATGTTGCGGGGGTAGCTGCCGAGACGGACAGAAACCCGCCGATGCCTTCAGTAAGTGCCATGATATTTTCCTTTCATGGGCGTGGATAGGCGGGATGCCTATTTCAGGACCGGGACAAGACCCGATGTAAATTCAACCAGAACTTCGCCGTCCGCCTCAGTGGCATCAACCACCGTGCCGGAATAAGTGACGCCGTTGGACATTGCGAATTGCAACACGTCGCCAGCCTTTGGCGTTCTGCCGCTGTAGATCATGGCAGGCGTTGTGCCGGTTGGCGTAGGCATTGTAACGATGCGCGCGCCAAGGATTGGTTTGGTTTTCATATTTAGACGCTCCTTTGAAAGATTGCGCTGCAACGGATCGACACGTTCTTGCGAAAGTATGTGCCGTCCATCGCGCCGGGTTGTGGGTCGCCCATGTCTGTCACCTGAATTTGACCGTCTCCGGCGGATAGTATCAGGTCAATGGGGAATTGGTCAATAATGCGCTGCGCCTGGTCGTCGGCCTCATCCTCGAACGTGCCCTCGTCCACAAAGACCGCCACAAACAGCCGAACGACCATCCGGCTTGACTTGGACAGGCCGAAACGCTCCGGCGGGGTGGTGGTAAAATATGCCAGCCAATACGGCGGCTCAGGCGTGATGTATTGCAGCGACGGCGTGTCATAAACTCCGGGCGCGTTCTCGCCCCATACAATCGGCGGCGCGGATGGCGTGGCGGCAAGGCGCGTGCGTAGCGCGGTTTTGATGTCTTTGTGGTTCATCCGACCCGTGCCTTTGCTTTTGCAATAGATGCCCGCACAATCGCGGGCCATTGATCAACGGCGCCCTCGACAAAGTGCGCGCCGGGACGGCCTCGGTTACCGTTATTGACCGCCGCCGCGTATTCTGCCGTCCAAGTGAATGTCGCCAAATCGCCACCTTTCATTCCGGCTGCGGCCATAATATAGGATTCCGCGCCCTGCCCAGATGCCCCACCCGCTACGGACGATATAAGGCTGTTGCGCAAGTTTCCGGTGTCAACCGGCATCCGCCCGCCCTTGGCCTTTGTAACCTGCGCCACGGCCACCACGGATTGCGTCGCGTCCTTCAGCACGGCGTCAATTCGCTTTTCGGTCTTTTTTGTCCACTGGTCCAAAGTTGCAAAAGTATATTTTGCCATTATTCCAGCCTCGCAAAGAAGTCGATGCGGATATCAGAATAACACCTGCAATTCACGGTCTCACCGGCCGGTGCGCCAAGCGACGTGTCGCCGGGATACATCATCTGGTATCCACCCACAATGAACGGCACGCCCTGCGGAACAGGGTCTTGCTTGTCCGCGTCAAGGTGAGACTGTCGCGTCTTGCCATCCTCACCCGTGCTGTCCCAAGCCCTAACCACGTCTCCCGCCTGAACATCGTTGTTCGGGTTTTCGATCAACTGGTCCAGCGCCTCTTGCCGCCCTGCGTTCAACGCCTTGAGCGTTTCGGTGCGGGCGATTGTTTCGCCGCGCAACGCAAGCAGCCGATCCGAATACCGCGCCGCCATCCGGTCAATGTCCGCCTGTGCCACCGGCTTGCCGTCCGCCATAGCCCGGCGCACGATCCCGTCAAAGCGTTTGTCGCGCCGCGTGCGCGTAAAATAGTTTGCCATGCTGTCGGGGTCGGTCAGTTCACCACGCATATTCTGCACATAGCCCGCCTGCCTGCTGTGCAGCCCCACCAGACCGCCTTGCCGCTTGCCGTTAACGACGCGACCGCCGATGTCCAGCGCGGTGCGCAGCGGCCCTGCGCCTGCCTCCAGCCCGGCCCTGATCGTCTGGGCTATCATCACGCGCGTGTCGTCCAGCACCTCAGTCACTAGCCGCGATCCAAGATCCAGCGCGATCCGCTCGGCACGCTCATTCCGGCCCCCGAACGACTGCACAACCCGGTTGGCAATCGGGGCGCGGCGTGTTGCGTGTTGAAACGCGCCCATCTGATAATTGCCACCAGCGTTCATGGCTGCCGTGATTGCCGTATCGGTGCGGAACAAATCGGCCGCATCGAACCGCAGCGCGCGGAACGCCGCGTCCACATCACCGCGCGCAATGGCGGCTTCAAGCGCCTTCATATCCGCTTGGCTCTGCACCTGGCGCATAGCCGCGACAAACTCCGACCGGACGCCCGGCCAAGTGTCGTCCAGCAGCTTCAGGAACGCTTTGCGAGTGTCGCGGGTTGTCATTAGTATTTCACCGATTCTATGCAGAGTATCAGCGCATCGTCTGGGCTGAACCCTTGCGCGATACTGGCATTGTAGTGTAGTCGCCGGACAGCGGCAAGCAACACCGCTTTACGCGCTTCGCCGGGTAGTGCACTTTCCGCAGCGGCAAACAACGCTTCGGTGCTGGCTACGTCCATCATGCGCTTGGCTGTGTCGGTCATACATCCACCTCATCCATCAAGGTTTGGTGGGCCAGACGACAGAGTAAGGGAAACCTGCTTGCTCCGTTATATCACGAAGTGCCTGCCGATACGATGCCCAAGCTGGCGACATGGTGGTGTCGCTTAGGGCCATCCAGTCAGTGTCTTGCAGTAGGCGATCACGCTTGTTACGGACTGCCTGCTCTGCCTGATCCTGCGGCTTGTTGACGACCGTGTAGCCAATGAACCAGCGACCTGTCTCGTATGTCTCACCAGTTTCCTCGTCAACCGCTGTCTCGTTGTTGTGAGGCTCTGCGTCCCGCACGACTGTCTGCACCAGTGGGTCATGCTCAGGCTGCTGCGAAGGCATCACATGGAAGATACCGTAGCTGGCAAGGATTGCATCACCGATCTTCTTGGGAAAGCTGGTCTGCGGGTTATCACGGCGAAGGTCCCCGAGCGTGTAAGGAAATTGCTCTACCTGTCCGTTTGATGTTTTTAAGAGTAGCATTTAGGTTCTCCTTATGCCGTTGAGTATTGGTATATTGTGTCGGGTGTAGCTGTATCCACAACGAACATTTTAGAGCCATCTGACCCAAAACAAAAGTCTGCGGGGATTGAGGCTTGAGACGCTACACTAAAGGAAATGGAATCGTATGAAGCCGTTGAAACGTCCCAAGCTGTTGACAAGGAGTATTGATATACAGCATCTGCGGTTATAGATATTTTATACAGTTTGTCACCGTCAGGATTAAAGAAAATACCGTATGTGTCAGCGGCTTCTGTTGAAGTGAAGGATTTGCTGTCGTATGAGGCTGTGGAAATATCCCATGCAGTGGATAAACTGTATTGGTATGTCGTTTCAGTGCTGTAGTTTTCATAATAGAAATTAGCGCCGTCTGTGCTGATGAAAATGCCAGTCCCGACATTAGATTCTGTAGGTGAAAAGGACTTGCTGTCATACGATGCGGTGGTAACATCCCACGCTGTAGACAAGCTGTATTGATAAATGTCTTCAAAAACATTATCGGCAACATACATTTTACTTCCGTCAGTCTTAAAAAAGACACCACCTGTATTCGTAGTTTGAGACGTTGTTGAAAATGCACCGTGATAAGACGCCGAGGTGAGGTCGTTTGCTAAAGATAGGTTCCATTGGTGGATGCTATCGTTAGTGTTTGACGTAACATATATCTTTAAGCCGCTATCTCCTACCTGAACACCATCAGAAGCGGTTCCAGAAACTGCGCTAATGTTTAGCGACACGCTATCATAACTTGCATTAGCTAAGTCTGGGTCGGTCCAACCATCGCCACCACCAGCAGATACACCAGCCGCACCCATTTGCATACGCCTAGCAATACTCATGCCATTGCCGCCGCAGCTAAGAATCCGTAGTAAGTTGTGCCACCGTCTTGCGTGTAAAACGTATAGACATTCGTAGCGCCGCTTGCAGGTGCATCAGGTGCGGTACCACCAGCCCAATCGACAGACGCAGGCCATGTCACAGTGTACGTCCCAGAGGGCGTAACCTTGAGCGTGAACCCGTAGGCTGTCCCCGTTGTAGGCGGGTTGCTGAACACATATGTAGCAGCACTTGACGGCGCATGTGAGAACACGTTGCCAGACGTTAGATCAAGAGTCGTTCCCGTGATCGTTCCTACGCCTTCAGCAAGCGGAGAACCTTCGACAAAGCCTTTTGTGTAGTCGATGGTTACTGACATTTATACAGCCTCCGAACCGTTCATATCGTCCTGAGCCATGACCCAAGCATAGCACTTGTCGAGAAACTGCGTGCCTTCACAAACCTCAACATCAGCCAAGTCAGCGTGATAACGGCGGAAGTCAACTTCACGCGTATCGTCGTCAGGTGTGTCAGTGGCATAGCCCGCAACGTCAATCATCACGCTGAACTTTGGCCCGTCACTTGCACGCTGGCGACTGATTGCTGCTGTAGCAATGCGGAAGTATGCACC